CTCGGCGCCATCAGCCTCAACAGTGGCCGGAGCTGTGCGAACTGAACTCGCAACAGAACTCGGGCGTCTGGATGCCTCGGTGTCTTCGAGACTCTCGCCATCCGGCACGCTTGCCACGGTGACAAACCTCACGAACGCGCCGGCATCAGTCACTCCCGCCGACATCTGGGACTACAATGCCCGCACGCTCACCAGCGCCAGCGGCCCGACCGCCATCGAGATTCGCCAAGAACTCGATAGCAACTCGACCCAGCTTTCGGCGATCAAATCGAAGACCGATGCGCTGCCGAGCGATCCCGCAGACCAAAGCCTTCTCGAGGCCGCCATCGCCGGGGTCGCAGCGCCCTCAGCGGCCACCGTGGCATCAGCCGTGCGTTCCGAGTTAAGCACCGAACTCACGAAAGTTTCGGCCTTGAACACCGAGCGCCTCGCCAATGTGGCTACCACGGCCATCGTCGGAAATCTCATCGCCCAGGCTAACAGCTAATGTCTACCGAAACCGTCCGCAATCGCCCCGGCGTGCGCCTCTCCATCGGGGAGGCCATCGCCGCGCTGGCGCTCGTCGCCACGATATTTTCGATCAGCCAGGCTTGGTGGATTCTCCCCGAAAAAGTCACCCGCGTGGAGATCGAAAACGAAAAGCAGGAAGCCCGCTTGCAAAAAATCGAAGCCGTCGCCGCCGACCGAGCCGAGACATTGGCCCGCATTGACGAGAGAACCAAACGCATCGAGCAAATCCTCGCCAACCGCCAGTGAGCGGCCTTTGACACCCCGCCGCGAAGCATGAAAGCAATCTTTTACATTCTCGACAGAGCCTCCGAATCGTCTTCCTGGAGGGGTGCGATTTTACTGGCCACTGCTCTGGGCCTGCGTCTGGAACCCGAGCTCCAGAACCAAATCGTGGCGGCGGGGCTCGGCCTCACGGGATTGATCAATCTGCTGCGAAAAGAAAAATGACCCCCAAGCAAGTCGCCGCCGTGTTGATGATCCTCGGCTGGCTCTTCCTCGCAATGGCCTTCCTGACCTCGTGCGTGGCCGTCCCGATGCCTCCATTCGGCGACCGGATCGGCGAGGCTGGCACGCTCCACATCCGCGCCACCGTGCGCTTTGAGCCACGCCTCAGCGAAGGCGAAGCCGCGAACCGCGACCTCTGGAACGCCCTCGGCGAGTTCCAAAAAACCATGCCCGCCCTGAAGGACAAATGATTTCGCTCCTCGCCCGCTTCTTCATGTTGCCACGCCCGGCGCAATCCCCCGCGCCCGCGCCTGAGCCGAAGCCCGCGAAGCCCGCCAAAACCTCCCCGGCCAAAACCTCCGGCACCCTCAAGCCCGAGCCGAAGTTTTACCAGCAGACGAACAAGCGCACCCCAAACATCAGCGCGGGCCGCGTCATCAAGCCCACCCATGTGATCTTGCACCACACGAGCGGAGCCTACGCGGGCAGCGTCTCATGGTGCTGTGACCCCGTGAGCAAAGTCTCGTATCACTGCATAATCGCCCGCAACGGAAAACGCACGACTCTCGCCCTCCCCACCCAGCGAACCTGGCACGCCGGAGTCTCCTCGTGGCAAGGTCGCAAAGACGCCAACTCATTCAGCGTCGGCATGGCCTGGGAAGGAGACACCTATCAAACTCCGCTCAGCGAAGACGCCCTCCTCAGCGCCGTGGAATACTTGTTGCCCATCCTCCGCGAACACCACATCCCCCTCGCAAACATCCTGCGCCACGCCGACATCGCCCCCGGCCGCAAAGACGACTGCTCCCCCGCCGCCCACGCCGCCCTCCTCGCGGCTCTAAATAAAGTCCTTTAGGGCAACAACGGGCAACACTCCCGCAAGTCATTGAAAAACAAACCCGAGAAAGCGACTTAAAATCCGTTTTCGCGAAAGCGGAGTGCGGGTTCGAGTCCCGCCGCCGGCAGAGCGACTTGTGACGATTTGGGCTAGGTTTTATGCGGGTTGGCGGGTGGTTGGCTTTCAGAAACAACGGGAGGGATGTGGAGGCTAGTGGAAGAAAATAGTTGCGATTTCGGGCAACACGGGCAACAAGTGGGCAACAGACCATGAGCGCCTATCTTGTCACTCCCTACCCGCAGCGCCCTTCGACGCCTTGGAAGTTGACGATTCCACAGAAAATTTTTGGCAAAAGGATCCGCCGGTTTTACCGCACCGAGGCGGAGGCTTGGGCGGCGGGGCCGGGGCTTTTGGAGAAACTTCAGAAGGGTGGGACGGATTCGCTCTTGGAGCAGTCGGCTTCGGGGATGTCGATGAAGTCGGCGGTGCGGGATTACATAGCGAGCAAGGTGGGGGCTTCGGAGCGGCATCGTGAGAAACTGGAAAAAATATGCGGGGAGCTTTTGGTTGCGTTCCCTGGCGCGGTGGCGGCGGTGTCGCCGATGCAGGCGGCTCGGGTCTTTGGAAAGATTAAGGGCGCGCCGACCACGCGGGCGGGGTGGCATCGTTACGCCTCCGGGTTCTTTCGGTGGTGCGTCGACATGGAGCTTCTAGACCGAAATCCATTCCGCCGCGTCGTGGCGCCGGAGGCTGAGAGTAAACGGTCCCTGATCTCGGCGAAGGAACTGCGGTCGATTCTGGATGCGGAGATGTCGGATGCTTTGCGCGCTTGGTTTCTTCTCGGTGCCTTTGCGGGCCTGCGGTCCATCGAGGTCCATCGAATGCGGTGGGAGGATGTCGATCCCAAGACCGGCCAGATTGAGGTTCGGCGGGAGGTTTCTAAACAGAGCTCGGGCCTGCCGGAGCGGATCGTGGATTTCACGGAGCCGCTGGCGAGGCGGAAGGAATTTTTCAAAGGAAAATCGGGGCTGATCGTGCCGGCGAAATCGCTCCGGCTTTATCGGGAGAGGGAGGCTTTGATCGAGCGGCTGAACAACGAGGGCGTGGTGCCGTGGGCCATGCTGCCGGAAAATGCCCTCCGCCACTCCTTCGCTACCTACCACCTCGGACGGTGCCAGGATGCTGGCAAAACAGCGCATCAGATGGGGCATTCTTCGACGGCGCTGGTGCTCAAGACCTACGCGGTGCCTTCGCGTAAGGCGGACTGGCGGGCTTGGTGGAGGGTTTAGGGCTACGCAAGGGTAGCGTAAAGAGATAATAATCAGTCTTTTACCCCCCCCCCCCCCAGTAAATCGGGCCAGAGCATGACGGGCATTGGGGTGTCTTGGTCTTGCGTTAAATCGTGAACCTGCCCTATCCAGTCTTCTGGGAGTTTTTCTTTGCGTGAATTGAGTGACCAGAAGCGGAAGTTTCGGATTCCGGCTTGATCACTACACCAGCACCCGACTGGACTTTTCCCTGTTCTTCTTCTTCTTTCGCTTTCGCCTGCTCGACTGCGTCGCTGATTATTGCGCTACGGCTGGATTTTAGACGCCGATCTTTTTTGTTTAGGTCTTCAACTTTTTGATCCACCCACCTCATCAAATCGGCCTCCATCGAAATGGAAAATTTCTTCACTTTTTCTGAATCACTCATGCCTTACTGGTAATACCAAGTATTACAAAAATCAAATTCAGAAAAAAATATTTTCACCCGCCGCGCTTGTGTCCATGCGGGTGTCAATAGAAAAGTGAATTTAAGTAAAACACCCCATTGACGATTTTTATTGCCGCTCGGTGCGACCAGTAATAGTTGGTATGACCATGCGCACCGCATATGACAAAACCAGCGTAAGTCTCCCGACTGACCTCTTGGGGTTTCTTCGGGAAAAAAGTGAAAAGATTGGAACCCCTGTGAGCCGCCTCATAGCGGCAGCAGTTCGCCAGCAAATGGACTCGGAAAAACGGAGGGCGAAGAAATGAACCTCTCCGAAGCCTTTATCGATATGGCGGAGGCGAAGCGCCTCTCGGGTTTTTCCAGCCGATCGATCCGCGACTACATTAAACGAGGTGAGTTCGCCGCCACGATGCCACGCGGCCGCTGCGGTGGCTGGCACATCGTCCGTCAGTCGTTCCTCGATTGGTGGGGTTATCGGAACGCATCGACGGCAAACCGAACGACGATCCCAGCAAGGAAACGGAGGGCCGCGTAATGGACTGCGAAACTCTTCTCCGATGCCTCGGCTACTCAATCGACGCGGCTTTTAAATTCGGCCCAGTCGCCATCGCGGCGGTCATCACCTGGAGGCTCGCCCGATGAAAAAGCGACTCTGGCTCGTGCAGGGGTTTAATTTTCTCCGCCTAAAAGTCGGGGACACTTTTTTGGCCTTCACCGAATCGGAAGCTCGGGAGCTTTTCCGAATCGAATACGGATGCTCTGCGAGCCGGGTGGAGGTCGTGCGATGAGCGACGGCATGGGCATCACCCTGGCGATCGTCACGCTCGCCTCGATCATCTGCGCTTACTGGGCAGGGCAGGACAACATCATCCGCCGTTTAAACGAGATCAACAAGCTCGAACGGGAGCGGAAAGATCGCTGGCGCGAGTGGGACACCGAGAACCTTGAGGACTTCGATGAATAGGTGCGCCGTCTGCCAACACGAAGCCGAGCAGGTGGATAACGACCTCGGGCCGGTCTGCTCCGAATGCTTCACGCACTGCGAATGGGCAACCCTCGAACTGCTTTGGCAAGCGGCCGCCGTGAGTCCGTCACGAGAATGATTTTGCCTCGCTAGTCCCCAAGGGGGACGCAGGGGCCAAGGGGGGCAGCGCATCCCAAAAAACGCTGACCAACAACAAACAAACAAAAGAGTGATGAAAATTGTAAAAGGAAAACAACAGCGGCCACAGCGGGTGGTCATTTACGGGGTTGAAAGCGTCGGCAAGACGACTTTCGCCAGCAAGTTCCCTTCTCCCTTGTTCCTCGACATTGAGGGCGGTAGCAACCACCTCGCCGTGGACCGCGTCGCAGTCTCGAGTTGGAAGGAACTCGGCGAGTGCATCAACGAGGCCAGCCGGACGGACTACGAGACGATCGTGATCGACTCGGCAGACTGGGCGGAGCGGTTGGCGGTTGAAGACCTCCTCGCCACGAGCAAGAAGCAGAGCGTCGAGGATTTCGGATTCGGCAAGGGGTGGGTGATGGCGGCGGAAAAGGTCAGCCGGTTTTTGACCGCTCTCGATATGCTCATCGATGCCGGCAAACATGTGGTTGTCCTGGCGCACTCCAAGGTCCAGCGCACGGAGCCGCCGGACATCTTGGCCGCATACGACCGTTACGAGTTAAAACTCTCTAAGCAGTCCAGTCCGCTGGTCAAAGAGTGGGCTGACGAGCTTTGGTTTTTCCGGTTCAAGACCAAGGCCGTCTCGCAGGAGGGCGGTAAAGCCAAAGGGGTGGGGGGCAAGGAGCGGGTGATCTACACAACCCACTCGGCAGCCTACGACGCCAAGACCCGCTCGGGCCTCGCCGAGGAGCTGCCGATGGAATGGGAATCCGTGGCGCATGTTTTTGGGAAACCTGCACCCAAAACCTCGGCGCCTGTCGTGGAGATCATTGGCCGGGAGTCGGTGGCCGTCCTCGAGGACAACGAGGAAGTCGTCAACCTTTTCCTCGTCAGCAACGGATCCATCCAAGAGGGCCAGACATGGCGAGATGCCAGTGAGAAACTGCGCCAGCAGATCGTAGCGCGGCCTGCCGCCCTAGTGGCTAAAGCCAAAGCCCAAATGGAGGTGGCGGCATGATCAAGGAAATCTCTCCGAGTTCCCTGCCGAAGCTCGCCGAGTGCGCCCTGTTTACGGGCGCACCCGGCACCAGCCCAGCAGCGGAGCGTGGCACTCTGCTAGACAAGGCGATCCGCGAGCTTTTGGTTGATGATCCCACGACCTACGACGGCCTCGCCGCCGAGGATCAGGCAGTGGCGCGGTGGGGCGTGGACGAACTCCGCACCCTGTCGGGCGGCTACCATGTCGAGACCCGCGAAGAATATCTCGGCATGGAGGTGCCGGGCCTTTCCAAACCCGGAACAGCCGACGCGGTTTGCGTTCGCGCTCAATGGGTGGCGGATGTAAAAACGGGCCAAGTCAGAAATTATAGGGAGCAACTTGCGGCCTATTGTTTGGCCTGCATGCACGAGCATTTCGCCGACTCATGGACGGCTCATGTCGTTTATGTCGATCAGAGAGTTAGGCGGACTTACACCTTCACGAGGGAGCAAGCCGAGGCGACCGTTTCGGCGGTGATCGCAAACGCCAGCAGCCGGTTGGCGGAGCCGACGCCGAATGAGTATTGCGGCTGGTGCGCTCATGCCAATTCCTGCCGAGCCTTGGTGCGTCAATCCTCCGAGGCGCTGGCGTTGGTCAAGTCCGACCTCGCACTCTCCGACATCCGCGACCAAATCCTCGCCAATCCGGTCGAGCTATCCGCCTTCGCCGCGAACTGGAAGCTGGCGGAAAAGCAGATCGCCGAGCCAGTCCTCGATGCTCTGAAAGAACGCCTCGCCGCCGGCGAGGACATCCCCGGCTGGAAGGTCACGACCGGCGCAGGCCGTCAGTTCGTCGAGGCCGATGCCATCGCACGGGCCTCCGCCAATGTTTCAAAAGAGACGCTCATCCTCGCCCTCGGCGGGAAAATGAGCGCCGACAAATTTCGCCAGTTCTGCGCCGACGCCGGTGTCGAAGTGGATGAATCCGCGGTGAAGGCAGGGGCACCGATAAACACCCTGCGCCAAATCAAAAACAAAAAATAACATGCCTACCTACAAACAATCCGAACCGAAACCCGTCTATTTCGTGGAGCCGGGAACCTACAAAGTCGAAATCGTCAACGCCATGGAGAAGCTCTCCAAGGCCGGAAACCCGATGATCAAACTCATCTGCCGCGTCGAGATCGGCGAGGGCGCGAAGGGGCCGGAAGTCCATGAGCACCTGACCTTCACCGAAAAAGCGGGGTGGAAGATTGACCAAGTGCGCGAAGCCTGCGGGTTCGCCGTGATCCCAGGGGAGGACATCGATGTGCAGCCCGAGCATTTCATCGGCAAGACGGCCACGGTCGTTCTTGGCGAGGAGGAGGGTGCCGACTCCGGCCATCGCTTTAACACCCTCGAGCGCTGGATGTCACCCAAATCCTCGGCCCCCGCGCCGAAGGCCAAACCAGCAAAAGAAACGGACGAGATTCCGTTCTGATTCAAACATCCGGGGCGCGACGGATACGCGCAACAACCTAAACCAAACAACAAAAGGAAATAATAGAGTGAAACCAACAACTGAAAATGTAACAATCAAAGCGCCAAACATCGTCAAGGCACGATTTAAGATTCAAGGCACGGCGCCATATATCCAGCTTCGGTTCAGCGAAAAAGCAATCAATACCATGATTGAAAAGCACAAGCTAGGAAGCCAAGCCAATAAAAAGAAAGCCAAGGAAGCTCGGGACTTTGATGCGGATTTCGTTGCGGCAAAGCATGTCAGCAGCGAGGGATGGGAAGGCATACCAGCGGGCGCATTCCGAAACGGACTTATATCAGCCTGTCGATTGGTAGGGTTTAAAATGACCCTTGCAAAGCTCTCAATCTTTGTGGAAGGCGATGGATTTGATAAGATTGATGCTGTCCCGCTCATTAAGATCAACGGGGTTTCTGAGCCTCATATCATGCACGCTCGAAATGCAACCGGCGTCTGCGACATCCGGGTGCGCGCTAAATTCTGGCCTTGGTCGGCTGACATTAATATCAGCTACGATTCAGACCAATTTACATCCACCGATGTTGCAAACCTGCTCCAGAGAGTAGGGCAGCAAGTCGGTATCGGTGAAGGGCGTCCCGACAGCAAAAACTCGGGCGGCATGGGCTGGGGAACATTCACCTTGGCTAACGAATAGGATGAATTTCGCCACGGCGACAATACAACCCGCAGCGCATTCCGTGGGATGCGTTTGCACCTCTACGCAGGCTAGGCGCGGC